TACCGTATCGTCTACTATACCGTCACCAACAGCGCCAAACCATTTTGGATTCACGCCTCGAACAAAAATTTCTGTATATACTCCATGAGGATCGTCTTGTCTTTGCACAGTTTCTGTCAAATGCGAAATAGTTTTATTTTCCCATTTCGTCAATCTGCCGTTCAAATATGTTTCATTCCCAGGAGCAGGGCCAAAATTTTCGCCTTCGGCATCAATAAGTGAATCTGTAACAAATGGGTCGTGAGTTGTCCCAGTAATGACAAGATTATCAATCCTGGCATCAGTATTGTCAATAGCCTCCTTTACAGTACTTCCGGTTGCATTCCCCGAATACGTTACATCCTGCGCGGCATGCTTATCCGCTGTTCCGGCAATATGATTGACTAATTGCGTATTGATGTTTATGAAATTCTGCTTGACTACGCTCCACCAATCCCTGAGTTTTGTCAGTCCGTTAAAATTAGTATCTATATTAGCCATATTACCCCTCCTATATATAAAGTGGTATAAAATCAAAAAGCACCGAACAATTTAGCCCCGTGCCTGTTATGGTTGCTATATTTGTACCTGGTATAAGTTTTAAAAAACTTGCCAGGTCGCCAGTCACCACGTTAAGTTTATTTATGCTTCCAAGCTTTACCGTGCAGTTTACATTATCGATTGTTACGGTTCCATTGCTTACGGCTTCGTTATATGTCAGCGTTTTGCCGTTCAGCGTTATCGAGAATGTGGTAAATGAGCCTGTTATGATGATTTTTGATAGCGCTCCAACTTGTGATTTATAATTTATGTCCGTAGTTCCCCAGTTTTCAAAAGTAACCTCCGTTGGGCTTGAAGTTATATTAAACTTAAAATTGTCCACGGGGGTTAGTAATATATCGCTATTTAATGGCAGTATACTGTCAAGTATTATATCTTCTCCAGTGCTTACAACATATTGCGCCATCGGCTGACATTCAAACTGAACTGAAAATTCGGCAGTATAAGCGGTATCACTTATTTTGACGCTTGTATATACTTTTGCCTGATAGTATTTATCCGGCTCATCGTCAAAAATAAGCTGCCCTTCGCCACTTAACCATGCCGCGACGGCTCTGGCTTTAAGTCGTAAGCTGTTTAAATCTGCTTCTGTATAAGTGAATTTTACCGAAATAACCCTTACATCATTTGTATTATCGCCAAAGTCATATACGCCATGTTTACTGGGAATAACAAGTTGCCGTTTTCGTAAAGTCGGCAACATATTCCTATCTTCAGAGCGCATATATAAACCAAAGTCGTTGCAGGAGTGAAGTCCATTATACATTATTCCTATCATGCAGTACTAACCCCCAAGCCTCTGCTTCTCGATTGTTGCAATGAATATAATTCTCTTGCAATTTTCTGTACGTCTGCTTCTTCTCTTACATGTAGTTCCGCAATGTTAAAACTATTTACAATTTGATTAGCTTCCTGTGTTTCATCGCCCAAAGGCTTAACCCTTGCGCCCCGCGGAAGTTCAAGGAGTTCAGGGCCTGCTTCGCCAACTATGGCATGGCCTTTCTCTGTAATTTCGCCACCTGCAGCAAGCATTGGGATAGTCTTGATATTTAAACCTTTGCCACCAACACCAGGCACCCAATCAGGTATTTTTATGTTGTTTATTCCTTCAATAAAAGTGTTTATACCTTTGATTATATAATTTATAGCAGATTTAATGCCATTAACAAGCCCATTCCAAATGTTTAGAACACTTTCTTTTATAGCCGTAAATACAGCTATAAATGCCTTTTTAAAACCCTCTACCAGAGCTACAATTGTTGCCAAATATGCAGAAAAATATTCTTTTATTCCATTCCAAACGCCTTCCCAATCGCCTTTTATAAGTGCTAAGACAGTCTTTATAACTGCCGCTATTGCATTCATGGCAGGTTCGATAACAGGCAATAAAGCCTCAAAAACTGTCATCACAAGCGGCAATACTACTTGTGCAAGGTCGTTAAACAAATCAAGCAGTGGTGGCAATATCACTTGCACTATCTCATTTATGAGCTCCATCAGAGGCGGCAAAACTGTTTGCGTAAACTGATTAAATAGTTCAATTATTACAGGCATTACAGCATCTATTATCTGCTTAAACAGGTCAATCAAAGGCGGTAAAAGCATGCTGATTATTTGGTTGAGTAAGTCCATTAGCGGAGGTAGCACAGTATTTATAACATCAGTAAACAATTGTATAAATGGTGGTAGTATATCATTTATTATGATTTGCAACAAATCAATCAATGGCGGCAATATAGTTTGAATTATGCCCGTAAACAAATCTATTAGTGGTGGCAAAACAGCTTGTATTATCTGTGTAAAAAGCGTTATCACCGGAGGCAAAACATTTGTTGCAATGTCCGTAAATAATGCTATCATCGGTGGTAGTGCATTAGTAATGAGGTCCATTAAAAATGGCAATACTGCAGCTACCGCATCAGATAAGACACTAAATACATTACTTACTATATCTTGTATTGTGGGCATATTATCTAGCAAAAAATTAACAAATTCCTGCAGCATTGGTAGCGTTGAATTAGTAAGATTTTTAACAATACCACCAAATGCCTGCTGCAAATCTGCCACACTATCACCAAATGCAACATTGGCTTTAACAGCATCCTCGGACATGACAAGCCCAAGTTCGTCGGCACGGTCTTTTAAGGCCTGCATCCCTTCGCTTCCAGCGTTCAGAAGCGGCAACATTTCGGTATATGACTTTCCAAGAAGGTCATTTCCAAGTGCATTTCTGACAGCGCCTTGTTCCATATCGGCAAGTCCGGCCATAACCTTATCGAATATTTCCTCTTGGCTTTTGTTCTTCAAGTCATCAATGCTAATACCGAGCTTACTGAATGATTCGATAGCCTTATCGTTCCCAGCCATAGCGTTAGCCATCTCATCAGACAGCTTTTTTATGCCAACTTCTAACTTCCCGACATCGGCCCCGGATTGACCTGCGGCATATTTCCAGCGCTGGAGTTCTTCCCGGTTTATTCCGGTTCTTTCAGATAGTTTGTCTATTTCATCAGCATATGCGGCAGTCTGATTTGTCACAGCCAGCAACCCGCCAACAGCAGCAGTCGCACCACCAACTATAGCAGTGCCCCATTTTGCCGCCGTACCTATTGCACCGCCAAGAGTAGAGGCTACATTTTTTCCTTTTTTGTCAGTTTCGTCGAGGCTTTTATTTGCCTCCGAGCTATCAACAAAAATGCTACCGAATAGCTTAAATATTTCCAATGCTCTCACCTGCCTTCATGCGCCGCTACAACCGCAAGCATTTCTTCCATTATTTCTTCGTTGGATTTTTGGGTATATCGATATTGTTTATGGAATAATTTTTCTTTGAATTCATTGAATTTCACAGGATTTAGCCAATTCATAGCCATATATGGATACATACCGACCCATAATTCCCATGCGGCCTGCTCTTTTTCCTGCTCTACCGCATAGGCAATATAATCTACCGCTACTGATAGCGGTAAATCCATAATCATCTGTGGGCTGTATGTCTTTGATAGCAACTCAACAATCCGCGGCCCTTTTATTTGACCGCAGATTTGAAAAAATTTACCACACCAGCGTCAGAAGCAAGCCCTTTTATAAATTGTACCAGGTCAACGCTTTCAGCTTCTTTAGCAGAAATGCCCTTTATTTCAGCCACAAAAGCATATATTTCCTGCTCTGCTTTGTATGCCTTTGATATAATCTGCATCATCAAATCTGCCCCAATTTGCTCTTGTGAGGCTTTGGGGTCTGTGATTTTCAGGTCAAGCTTGTCTATGATTGCTGATAGTTTTAAGCCTTGCTTCAAGGTCAGCATATGTATTCACCTCAATTTTTTCTATTTTCGCATTGCACATAATCTCAGTTTTGTCCTTTATCTTTTGTTTAAGTTCATTTCTGATATTGTCAGTAATAATGTGCAGAACTTCTTCCATATTTTCTGAATTCGTTTCTATGTCAAATTCAAGCTTGAATTTGGATTTAAAATCCATATTATCCATCCAAATTTAAAGGGCAGGTTTTGTCCTGCCCTTATGGTGTTATGCTGGCAACATCTTCAATTTTGTATAGGTTTTGGGTGTAATCAGTTGGGTCCCAATGAGCGTATATTTCCATTGCTATTGTACCCTCTGCTTTGGGCGCTGCTGCGAATGAAAAATCAGCTTCATTCATGGCATTATAAAGAGTGATTTTCTTGTACCCACCCTTTACGGTTTTTGCAAACATGGTAACATTTTTGAGATACGCAGTATTAGGTATCACACCAACATTTGCAGATTTGCATGTAATTGTGTATGGTACTGTCGTACCGTCTCCCTCAAACGTTGCATATGGCATTGCAAGTTTTAGGGTTTGCATTGACGTGTCAAGATGTGTGACATTTAACTGCGCATTAATTTCATCAACCACCTGCGCGCCCTTTGACTTGCCTCTCCTGCCGTCAAATTCAATTTCCCTGATATTCTTGGTTACACTAAAAGTTCCTCCCCCACGTGTAGGACCCAATAAAGCCTGGTCAACTTCGCCATAATTGACATATACTATGCCATAATCAATCTGTATATTTTCAAGTTGCTGCTGTGTAAGTGCCATATAATCAACTCCTTTCAGCTATTTCCAAATAATCTTGCGTCATAGATATATTTACGGCGTTTAATTGCCGGGTCATCATCTATGAGCGGTATTTTGCGGTCTAAATAAAAAGTGACCGCCAATCCCTCAGCAGTCAGTGTTTTTTTGTTTAAGCTATCGTTTACAGTTTGCATTAATGTTTCCAGTGCTGTTGTGTCGCCACCGGTGGGCATATCCCATCCGTCAATATCAACCGCCACTGTCTCAAATTCCTCACCATCGCTTGTTATCTGTGTAAAGTCATATACAAGGTATGGATATTGAGCTGTATCCGGAGCAACCTGGAAGTATACGCGAGGGTGAAGCGATTTTAAGAATGGATATAAAATTTTACGTAGATTCTTCATCGCCAACCTCCTCCTCCTCGTTTATTAATCCCAGTGCCCTGTTTTCGTCCTCAATTTCCTTGATATACATGCCTTCTATACGCCGGATTTCATCGATATTGTTAAATGTCGTTTCCCTTACAACACCTTTTTTAGGCATGTTTTTTGAGCCCAATTCCTGATTTACACCGTACCATGTATTATGCCGAATACCTATCTGTAAATCAGCGTCCTTTTTCCTTACCCAGTATTGAGTGCTGTTATAAATACGTTTGTTGCGCTTCATGCCAGGTAGTTTTTTTAGTTCATCCACCATGCGCCTGCGGAGAAACTTTGCAACATCTTTCAGGGCGGCTCTGGATAGTTCAGCAAGTGTATACTTGGCGCGGTCAACATTGGAGATATATTCAACACCGTCTTTCTTCACCTTGATTACTGATTTAGGCATTGGCATTGTTAACTACCCCCTGACAAATGAGCTCCGTTAGCTCTCCGTCCTTGTCATAGGTGCGGATTATATTGTATTCCTTTCCATCAGCCGTAGCAGGCCAACGCGCTTTAGGCTCGTTGTTGTAATCTATCGTCCGCACTACGAACATTAACTCCGGGCGTAATCCTGTAGCCGCCGCCTGATAGAATTCTGATTGACGGATTGACTGTTTATCAGCAAATACTTCACGCTCGACAGGTATTTCCACGGGATCGCCCATATCGTTTTCACTGATGGTAATGCTTATGAGCTTTATTACTTCTTTGAAAAGCATATCATCACCCCGCAGTCAATGTTATCGGTATAGTTGTATTTGCAGATATATCAATATTACCTTCAACAGTCTCATATCCGTCTGCTGATACCTTATATTCATAATTGTAACCTTCCCGAATATAGAAGATTACCTTGCCCTCTGCCCCTGTGAGCTTAGTTTCGCCATTAAATGTAATGGTAGCTTCGTCAACTGGATTTATGCCATCCGTAACAACAAAAGTAACAGCATAGCAAGTATATTCAATCGACAATGTCAAGTGCATTTTAAGCATGTCATATGATTGTTGCAACTTTTCAGCGTCCGGATTGTTCCAGCCAAAATTAGCCTTGCAATAAACGATAAGGGCTCGTTTTATCAGCGGGTCCGTATCGTCATTGGCTTTTGCTGCAATTATACCTGACAGTATCAAGTCGCTTTTGGCAGCAGCAATCAAGTCTGTTATTTCTCCGTCAAAGGCTGTATTGTTTATCCGCAGGGCAATTTTTACATCATCAAGAAGAGCCATGATCAGCCCTCCTTTATGCTATCAAATATATATCTATATTTGTTCCATTAAGTGCACTGCTAAGCAATACTGTATTATCCTCAATTACGGTTGTGCTTGTAGCAACTGTCGGCGCAGTAGTTTCTTTTATATTATCCCTATACGCTGCTATAACTGTATTTCTTTTAAGCTTGTAGGGCAACCCTAATTTGTTTGCTGTTCCAACGCTTACAGTATCTGTACCTACGTTAGTTTCTGGTGGCAACTGTATACTTGTTATTGTTTTAAATGCCTTGTTTCCCAAAACTTCGGCAGCTCCATTTAGTGCTATTGTTTCTGTGATTTCTTCGTCTGCTATATTTGTTCCGGTAATGACGACATTACCTGTTATACCAACGGCATTACCCTTAATTTTAAGGCTTCGTGGTACATCAGGATTATTGATGCCTGATGTAATCGTCTGTGTTGTACTCGTCAATGCTGTTGCTGGTAAAATTGCTGACACAGACTGAGTGGCAGGTTCTAAAACTGTTATATGTGCAATAAAACCACGGTCGGCAATGATACCACTTACATCAGTCTGTAATTTTTGCCCCATCTTTTGATTGTATGGATACATATTATCCCTCCATTTCAAAATTATAAGGCAGCCCGTTAAGACTGCCTTATCAATTACTCAATTACGCACCCTTCTTGATGATGAGTACACCATTCGGGTCAAGGATCTTACCATCAGCTATCAATATAGCCTTATCAACCCACTGATTAGTGTCGTGGTCTAGCCACCTATACATGCTCATCTGCATATTGGAGTTGATGCAGTAGTCGGACAGCTTGCAAAATACAGCTACAACATCACCGACAGCAGCAGATTCGTAAGGAGCGATAACGTCATCCTCAACAAGGATTACTTCCCTGCCTCCGAACCTTTCCTGAGGTCCATCGGTTATACCATAGTTGACTCTGCCTATTGGCTGACCGTTTGCATCAACCATACCGTCAATGTATCCTTCAAATGTTCCTGCAGCCATGATAAAGCTTCCTCCAGCCCTATACGCAAGCGGAATCTTTGCGAATACTTTCTTTTTCCAGCTATCCCACTTGACAAAATCAGCAGCAGCAAGAGTAATTATATTGTCGGCAGGTATCCTGGTATCAACCGTAATACCGGTAGGCTGTCCACTTCCGGTACCTTTAATTATCGCAATGTCAAGGGCTTTTGTTATAGCCTCTACGATAAGCTGAGTAATCGTGCTCTCAAAAATATCAAGAGTAGTTACATCTGCAAGAAGTGATACAGCAACTTTGCATTCAAGGCCGTAGTAGCTAAACGTTACCTTGGTATTGGCAGTAACCTTCCGCCTATCGGATACGGCAGATTCGCCTATCCAAGTTGCAACGGGTTTCAGGGATAGGATAGGCACTTCCATGCCACCCTTTACATTAGTTTTTCTTACTCGGCTGAATATCTGGCCATAAGACTTCATCTCTTTGATGATTTCCTGCATAATTGTGGTGGGTATTACGGCGCTGGCGTCAGATGTTCCGGCGTAAGTATCAACATTCATGAATTCCTTGGGCATAACGCCAGTTTTGCAAAAGTTCATGAATGCAATTCTGTATTCCTTTGAGTTATACTTATCTTCCGGAGGCTCAATCTTCTTGCCAAAATCGACTTTATTACCGTCAAACAAATCTTTGACATCATCGTTGATTTTGGCATCCTTCATGGCATTCATGTTTGCCTGAGCCTTGGCAAACTTTTCATACTGTTCATCGAGGTCTTTAATTTCCTTTTCTTTTGCCTCGTATTCCTGAAGCTTTCCTTCGTTCAGAAGGTTCTGCGCTTCCTCTATTAATGTATTCCTTTTTGCAAGATATTCCTTTTTATTCATCTCTCATTTCTCCTTTCAGTTTTAAAAAATTTAATTTTGCTTTTGCTATTTGAATAGCTTTATCATCACCGCTTTCAGGCGGCTTTTTGACGTAGTTTCTTATCTTGTTAATAACCTCCGGCGGCAATATCGCTGCATTATAACTGCTTGCGACAAGCCTTGTCTGCTCATCAAACATGATTTCATCAGCAAATTTGTATTGCACTGCCTGTTGAGCATTAAACCATGTCTCTTTATTCATCAGGTTTAGAAGCTCTTTCATTTCCATACCGGTTTTAAGGCGGTAAGCATTGGCAATTGATACATTGTAGTTTTTCAATATTTCTGCTTCATGTTCAAAGTCCCGGTAATCACCGGCAGCAATTGATGATACATTATGTATCATGATTTGTGCCGTAGGCGATATGAGCACCTTCTTTCCAGCCATTGCAATTACACTGGCCGCACTTGCTGCAACACCAACAATCTTAATAGTTACGTTTCCTTTGTAACCCTTTAATGCAGTGTAGATTTCTGATCCTGCGTATACATCACCTCCGCCAGAATTAATTTCAATCTCCAGGTCTTCTCCGTTTGCTTTGTCAATTTGGCTGATAATGTCTTTTGGGCTTACGGCTTCAATACCAAACCATTCATATATCCATTTGTCGTCATTTGATACGATAACGCCTTTAACATCAATCTTCACCGTTTCCACCTCCCTCCGTTACTGGTGCAGTGTCGAGTCTTCTAATCGGCTTGTCGCCTCCCTCAATCGGCCCCATGTTCATTACCCAACGCCATTCGTTCGGCGTCATAGCTCCACGGTCAACCATTTGCATGAGGTTGAGCTTTGTTGACATGGAAGCGTATTGCAGGCTTGAAGCTTCAAAGATGATTTTGTTTCCAAAGCCTCTTTCCTTTCGAGTAAAAAGCTTTCGAGTATACTCTCCGCTCATTTGAATGGATAAAGGTTCGATTTCTGATTCGTAATAAGAATTCCACTCATCTTCCGTGTATTTGCTCTGGACAATCTTTTCATTGGTATTAAAAAAGCTATATATCCTCTGCAGCGTCCTATCCATCTGCGCTGCATTAGGTACATAGCTTTCAGGTTTAACCTGTTGAATGTCACATTTTGCATCTATACCGGCTGCCCCTCCGGTATCGGCATCTATAGAGAGATAGTTTTTTACAAACTCATCAACATTTTTCTTGATGTCCTCAGGTTTAAGCATATTCGGAAATTTTAAAAGCCATTTTATAACATTGCTGCTTTTAATGGCTTTAACAATTCCCTGGTCTGTTGTGTTGACTACTTCCATGAGTGATGTTATTGCTTTTGCCGGGCTGTCGCCGAATATATCATTCTCGTTGAAGTCCTGCCGTAAATGGATTATATCCCGGTATGGGAAAGTAAGCAGTTTCCCGTTTTGGAGCGTAAACTTTAAAAATAATTCACCGCTTTTATCGTATATCGCTTCCACTCCCAGACAAGGCACCGGATAAATCTGATACGGATATCCAAATTCATCCCGGACAATTAAGGCAAATGCATTGTTGTTTAAGCTAAGCTGTGTCGCAAGTTTTTCTTGCATCATCTGGCCGGTCATATATGGGTTTGGTTCTTCCAACAAAAACCGCATATACGGTTCAGGATTAACTTTTATACCATCAGGCCCTTCCCTGATATGTTTTGCGACAAGCTTACCGATTGCCTTTGCTTTTGGTCTTATACATGAGCGGATTATATCGGATTGATATAGATTTCCGTTCCATGTATAAAAGCCATTCCCCCGCTCTGTTATAAGTTCAAATTTATACCCGGCATAGGGATATGTTTGATTTTTAAATAGCCTCTGAAATAAGCCCACATTCTCACCGCCTTCATATTAATGCCTGATAGTCTGCCATCTTTTCAGCCAACCCGACATATGCGTCCAGAAGTGACACCATACCATCGATTCGCTTCCTGGTACTTGTTCCCTTGATTGGCCTTATCATGTCGTTATCATCGTGTTTGACCGTAACATTAGTAAGACACCACTTTAGGATAGGGTTGTTGTTATAGTTGATGTTCTTGGCCCTGAGGTCAGCTTCCATGTTACGCATTGGCTGATTAAACGTTATTGCTCCCTGAGCGCATTTGACCATTTCAAAGCCATAATTTTTCATATCCTCAACCCAATAGCCGGCAAGTGCACGGTCGTAGTAAATCCATAGTGGCCTTATGCCATATTTCTGATACATCTTGACAAACCAAGCCGTTACATCTGCATAATTTACCCTGAATCCTTCACAAGCTGTAAGTAGTCCCCTGTCTCTCCATTTGTCATAGGGGATCTTATCCTCAGTAACTCTCTGTTCCAATAACTCACCAGGTAGGAAGTATTGCTGCAATACATATTTCTTATCGCTTCCGGCTTTCATAATGAGTAAAGTTGCACAGGTTAGGTCTGTTGTGGATGATAAGTCACAACCGCCCACCGCATAACAATTCCTTACTTCCTCGATGTCAAATGTCTCTGTGTTATTTATGACTTCATAAGGCAACCAATCACCGGCACCGTTGTCAACTACATCAAAGTCTTTTGTAAGCAGGTTCGATACCAAAGAGGGCACTCGCTTTGCTTTCTCAACCTTCTCGGCAAGCTTCTGCCGGTCTTTAATTGTGCCTAATCCCGGGTTTGCCTTCTCCCAACATTCGGGCTTGGTCCATTCGTCCCTACTATCAAGTTCGTATATGATAGGCAATAACCTTTCATCTTCAAAACCTTCAAGTCCATCTATTACCTTGCTTGCATAATCATATTTTTCGTCATACACAAGCTCCCGGACCGTACCGGCTGTTGTGGTTTCAAATAGCATCGGCTGCTCTCTGGCCGTCATACCGTCATAAATTACATCATAGAGGTTTTTGTCTTTCCAGGCGTGGATTTCATCCATACAAGCGCCGTGGACATTCAGGCCGTCGAGGGTATCGCTGTCCGAGCCGACGGGTTTAAAAAATGAATCCTCATATTTACCAAGCCCGACGATTTCTTTTACCAGGCACTTAATTCTTTTATTTAACGCAGGCGATTTTTTTACCATGCGCTTTGCTTCCTTCCAGATTATTTTTGCCTGGTCCTCTTTTGTTGCCACCGCATATATTTCCGCACCTGGTTCACCGTCGGCAATCATCAAGTATAACCCAACGGCTGCGGAAAGGGTTGATTTTCCGTTTTTCCTGGCGACAATTAAAAGGACCTCGGTATATTTCCGAAGCCCTGTATTCTTGTCGATGAAACCAAAGGCTGCAGCTATTAAAGCCTTCTGCCACAACTCCAATATGACGGGCTTACCACCCCATTTGCCTTTTGAATGCTTGCAGTATTTTTCAATAAAGTCTATTGCGTGCCAAGCCCTATCATTATCATATATCCATGGTTCGCGTGGGTTTAAAATATCGTTTACAAGTTTTTTGTATTGTTTATAAACTTTCTGTGATACAGCAATTTTGCCTTGTTCTATCTGTTCCCAATATTGAAGTATTGGATTCGGGCGCGGTATCTTACTTCCGGCCAACGAAGTCATCAAAGCCGTCATCCTCATCACCGGCCTTCCCGGTCTTTGGCTTTGGCAGCATATCAGTTAGTTGTTTTATTATGGTTTGGTAATTTTTATTCATCTGATTGTATAGCCGGGCAACCGGGCGTTCTCTTTCATATGGGTCAGTCTTTTCTGATTGCGTGAAAAGTTCAACATAACCTTTTTCGTCAAGGTCCTTTTCATAATCTTCAAGAGTAACTCTCATATATGCGGCTCTTCGAATGAGGCCATCGGCAACACCCATCAATTCTTCCGGTATGTTCTCGTAATTTTTTCTAAGTCTTTTTTCCTCTCGAGATATTCTTTTATCTTTTGGTAATTCTTTCTTTTTTGCCATAAAATCACCTGCCTTTTTGGGTAGGGGGTCATGCGCGCGGCCTGTGTGTTTTTTGGAGGGGCGCCCCTTCGGTCCTCTGTGACTACATATCATGCTTTGATAGGGGGGGTGTTAGTTTACTTTCATATAACAATCTGCACATAAATGTTTTTTGCGAAAAGCCACTTTATCCTTTCTCTGCTCAGCATTACCAATTATTCTCTTACGCATTTTATGGCCGCAAGAATAAACAATCGTTTCTATTGCTGACCCATATTTAATATGTGTGTCAGCCATAGCTACAACTCCATGAAAATCAGGTAAACATTTATACATTATCAGCCTTTCAAAAAAGAAATATATAATAAAAAATAATCGCTTCATGGTCTATCCTCCTTCACTAAATCCCCATTCTCATTGAACATCAATCCCTCTGCCGTTGCATCTGTGCCATGATGTTCCTCATTGTGGCAGTCATGACATACCAACTCAAGATTATCCCAATTCAGTGAGATGTTTGGGTCATTGATATTCTGCGGCGTGAGATATATTTTGTGATGTACTATCTTTCCTGGCCTTCCGCACCTCTCACATAACCCATGTCTACAAATAAAATAAGCTTCGCGACATTGTTGCCAAGCTTTTGATTTGTAAAATGATTCTGCCCAAGGTTTCATAATCAATCATTCCCTTAATTTATAAATAACGCATTATTTTAACATTCTTCCACTGCTTTGCTTATACTTTCCTTAATTGCTTCTGAAACTGTAGTTTTCTGTAGGAGTTGATATCCTAACTCGCTTGCCCTTTTTACGCTATAACCTGCCCTTATGGCCGCCTGCGTGGCATTAAGATCAATCAGGTATTCTTCCACAAAG